ACAAATCCACCATCCACGCAAGTCATCAGCCTTCTCAGGCTTAAGATAATCCTTCTCTATCTTCTTAAGATTAGAATAACACCTGACTCTAATATCAGCTGGAATAGAATCAATCTCTCCATTCTTTGCCTTCTGAAACACCTTCTCCCAATCCTCTTTACTGTTCCTATGAAGAGGAACCTCTCCGTATTCCCAAGGCCCTTCAATACGAGTCTCATCCTTAGTGACATACTTCTTACAGTCCTCTGTGATAGCGATAGCCATCTCAACATGAGCCCTAGGAAGATACTTCTTATAATGCGAAAGCCTTACCGGTTTCTTAAACGTCTGAAAGAACTGAAGATGCAAGGTACCAGACTGTCCTTGCTCAAGCTGTCCAACAGTGTAATGTGCTCCTACCATAGAGTGAATCCTTTCCAAGGTAAGCTCTCCTGGATTGTTCAGAGTAACCATATATCTTTTTGAGTTTACTGGTCCAGATCGGGATATATCAGCAAACCTATTTTGTCTTAAATTTTTGTCTTCGGTCATTTTATATGAAATTAATTTTACAGGTTACAGCCTTTATATAGGGCAGGGTTTCAACTTTTCTATTTTTAGACGTAAGAATATGTTAGGGTCAATGTTTAAAACATTTTTAAAGAAATCTTTACATCTATTTTTAGATTTACATAAGAATATGTTAGGGTACCTCATAAGAGTTACTTTACAGTATTTTACAGCATTTGTTAGGGGTGCTGTACAGTATTTGATACAGTACTTTTTACAGTATTTGTTAGGGTAAATATTATTATAATTTTGTAACTTCGTTCATATATATATAATCTTGTAACCTCGATTATATATATATAATCTTGTAACCTCGATCATATATATATAGATATCTATATATATATATAGATTTATATATATTTTATATATATGTAACTTTGTAACCTCGCTCCCTGTAATACTATAGGGAGCGAGGTTTCGGCAGCCATATTGGGCAGCCTTATATATATTATTTTATTATTAAATTTATTAATTAACGTTTTATTTCTATTAATTAACGTTTTATTTCTATTAATTAACGTTTTATTTCTTATATGTTAAATGATATAATTCTGAGATAATTCTATAATTTAAATTTGAATTTGAATATTTGAATTTAAATAACTAATTAACTAATTAACTAATTATTTTGTCTTAACCCAATTACCCAATCCCCATCATTAATGAAGTCGATGCAGAGCATCTCCTTAAATAGTATCTAACATGTCATTTAATTGTTCATCCTTAAGCATATTATCCTCTAGCAACTGCAATACCTTGTCCTTAATAACTCTAAGCTTATGCTCAGCATCCTGTTTTTGACAACGTAAATGCATTAACTCATCATCTTGATCGATATCAATACTACTGATACCACTAGAAATAGTAGAATTTATATTAGAGATAACATTGTTAGGCTTTGCAGCAACCTTAACGTGCATTCCCCGAGGAACGGAAACAAGTCTGTTCAACTGCTCATCTGAAATACTAAACTTGAAAGAACCATTTTGATCAACCTCTACTATCTTGTAAGGTAAGTGAATAACTTTAAACCTACGCTTAATAGCTTCTCTTGTCTTATCATCTTGCCATATATCATCAATAGAATACTGTGAAGTAACACAGAAATTAGTGTAAGTAGCCGAAGTAGCACCACACTTATTCTCTAAAACTACCGGAAAACGATCACCCCATAACTTCAAGTGGTGACCAAGACATGCATGCTTATCATCGAGATCATTCATAATAACATTCTTCTCTCCTTGATAGCCATCCCACCATTTGTTAACACCTTTAGGATAAGCATTAGGAAACAAGTGTTCAGCTAAACAAGACTTGCCATAACCTGACGGTCCACAAATCCACCATCCACGCAAGTCATCAGCCTTCTCAGGCTTAAGATAATCCTTCTCTATCTTCTTAAGATTAGAATAACACCTGACTCTAATATCAGCTGGAATAGAATCAATCTCTCCA